TACCCAAGGAACTATTGATTGTTACCAATAATACCTTGACAAATAACCTGAAGTATGTTACATTATAATCTCACTAACTAAATGGAGTTTTAATTATGGCTTATGTTAAACGTGATCCTTCCTGGGAAACTAAACGCAAAGATGCTCGCCGTCACGAACTTATTTTACAGGTTCTGGTTAACGGTGGTATCGTAACTAAAGAAGAAATTGAGCAGACCACACAATACGAAGCAATGTATCGCTTGTCTGCTGTTATGTGGTGGTTAAAACGTCACGGTGCTGTTATCCGTGTACACAAAGATGGTCGTAAGGTTGTAGGTTACGAGTTGATGAATGTTGCAGATATGACTAAGGCACTTGCTGCACGTGGTCTCGCAGCAATACCAATCAAAGGTAAGACCAAAACCAAAGCAGTTGCAAAATCTAAGCCTGTTGTTTCAATGAAAGAGTTGAAAGCAGAGGCTACCGAAATTACAGCTCCTGTTGTTCAACCCGAAGTTTCTGAAGTGACAGAAATTACCGAATGAAATATTTCTTGCCATTGACGGCTTTCATACTTTCTAGTGCCCATGCAACAACGGGTACTGGAGAGTATTTTTATGGACCAGACACATCCGAAAATATTGCTTGTCAAGTTGCGGAAGACTTTGCAAGGGATGATGTTATTCGTAATTTTCTTGGCGAATCTTTAGAATCGAATACGGTTGAACAATGTTTCAATGAGGAATGTTTTCTTTTGAAAGAAACCAGTAATTCAACTTTTGGTATAATCAAGAAGGTCAATAAAAAAGAAATTACAAAAACAGTTGAGGCAGGTAAACTTGTTTGTTCCGTTACAATCGATGCGGATGTCGAAAAGATTCAAAATGATATAGCCTTTCACATTCGAAACGACAATCTTGTTTTAAAAGTAGGAACAGAAATAAAGTTTTACGGTATCTCAAATAAGAAAGGTAACTTGTACATTTTCAATTCGTATATGAAGAAATATCACAAGTTATATCAGACTAAAATTAATGAAGTTGATACAGAGTTTACGGTACCCAAATCAAATGAGGTAATAGTTGCAAAATTACCTGATGGTGTAAAGATATCGAAAGAAAAGTTGGTATTCTTGTTTACGGAACTTGACATACAACCGAAATCTGTGTATACTGATTATGAAATGCAGAAAATGTTAGAAGGTATACCAATTACTAAACGGCGTACCGTTAATCGTTTAACTCAAATCGTGAGGTGATGATGAAATATATTATGTTAATATTATGTACCCTTATTACAGCATGTGGTACAGTTGGTGGTGCAATGCAAGGCGCTAGTGAGGACCTTAACAAGGCCGGTGGTTATATTCGTGAAGCGGGAAAATAAATGAAAAAATTAATATTGATTCCAATCGTGCTTGCAATGACAGCATGTAGTTCCATCAAGTATTCTACAGGTCTAGAAGTTAAAGCACCTGAGTTTGGTGGTGGTGAACAACAAGCCGAAGTGAAATATCCAGAGTGGTTTACTGAGAAACCTCAGAAAGGTGATGATGCTCTTTATGGTGTATCTTCGGAATACTCTAAAGACTTTCAGTTCGCTGTTGACAAAGCAATGCTTTCTGCAAAACGTGAATTGGCATCCAACTTTTCGTCACACATTGAATCGATGATGAAAGATTATGTTTCCGAAATTGGTGAGGCAGATCAATCTACCATTCAAGAAATTAATCGTACAACTAAGTTGGTTGTAAGTCGTGTGAATTTAATCGGTGTGCAACGTACTGGTTACAAAGTAGTGCATGAGAAAGATGGTTATCGTGCATTTATCAAACTCCGTTATGCTGCTGACCAATCTAACAAACTATTGGTATCTGAAATCAGAAAGAATAGGAAACTAAATGCTAAACTTGAATCGTCAAAAGCTTTCCGAGAGTTGGAACAAAGTATTGATTCTATCATCGAATCTAAACAACCGAACAACTAAGTTCATACAGGATATATCTGCAAAAGATAAATGGTTCTGGTATAAACTGTGGTTGATAATTATGGTGGTTGCTCTTGGTGCAGGTGCTAAAGGTTTGTTTCAAATGATTGGCTTATTTTATGTGATGTATCATGTTACGAAACTTTCTTAAATATTGTAAGTACAGCGGATTGTCAATTACAATCCTCTGTAACTTTTTTCATTGGGGTATAATCCCTCGATACTATACAGTTAAGGATGAATGGGATACGTATAAAACGCATCGGTTCTCTTTTCTGTTTATTGGTATTTCTTTTTGGATTGACAACGGAGATTGGTAATGAAATATTATGATGAAATGATGGCGTTAGAATCTAAATTGATCGAAATGGAAACTGCACTTGCAGGATTCCGTGGTTTTGTTAATGGTGCCGTTCAATTAGATCAGGAATGTTTGCAAAATGCGCTTTACTTTTTTGATGAATCCCTGCATAATATACATGATGCTTGCAATTCTACATGGACTGAATTGTGGTCAGCAATAGGAACCGATGTTACCCCAACTTTGAAACCAGTTCTCCCAGGAGGCGGCGGGGGTGCCGGTGGTTTGGAAAAGAAACGGAAAGTTACAGATAAAACTTTAGACTAATGAATATTTTTTACCTAGACCATGATGTTAGAAAATGTGCAGAGATGCATAACGATAAACATTGCGTGAAAATGATACTTGAATATGCTCAACTTCTCTCTACTGCTCATCGTATTCTTGATGGTGTTCTTTCTACTGGTGTCAGTCCATCTGGTAGGAAAAAAACTGTATATGTGCTTGCCGATCAGCGTGATACCATTCTTTACTCTGCTACTCACGTTAATCATCCGTCTGCTGTATGGGTAAGACAGTCAGATAAGAACTATGATTGGTTATTTGCTTTGTTTCAAGCATTGATGGACGAATATACGCATCGATATGGTAAAATCCATGCATGCTCGAGATTAGAAATTGGACTTGCAAGAATACCTAACAATATTCCGCAAGCACCATTTACAGAACCAACACCTGCGATGCCTGATATTTGCAAAGTGAAAAATGATTCGATTTCTTCATATCGAAACTACTATATAATGAATAAGACGCATCTAGCAAACTGGAAAAAACGTCCTATCCCTGAATGGTACAATGACAATACTACGAGAATCTACCAACCTCAAGCATCGTGAAGTAGAGCAAACTAAATTTGTTCAATATCTTTTGAGTGGAAACATAACTAAGAAAGATTACGTTTCCTTCCTTTTTGAATTTCGCACAATCTATGAAGTTATAGAGCGTTTGAATCAAAAGCATGGATACCTTAAAGGACTTGAAGGAATTGAACGTGCTGAATCAATACATGATGACTTGTTTGAACTAAATGATAGTTATTTCAGACCATTACTTTCTTCATCAGTAAAATATCTACATCATCTAAACGAATTATCAAAAAATAAATCAAAGAGACATTTATTATTTGCCCACGTATATGTTCGACACATGGGAGACCTTTATGGAGGAAAATTAATTGCTCGCCTTGTTCCTGGTTCTGGTCGCATGTATCAGTTTGATGATCGTCCTAGATTAATTAAAGCATTTAATGAGAAACTTACAATGGATTTAGCTGATGAAGCGAATCTAGCATTTGATTATTACATATCAATATTTGACGAACTATATGCCAACCTATAATTTCTATGATTCTGAATTAGATGAAGAATTCGAAATGTTCATGAAGATAGCTGAACGTGAAGAATTCCTAAAAGAGAATCCACATATCAAACCGGTTGTATCAGCACCAGTATTAATTTCTGGTACAACTGTCATCAACAAAGTTCCCGAAGGTTTTAAAGAAGTTCTATCTAGGGTTGCCGAAGCGCATCCAGAAAGTGCCGTCGGTGATCGTTACGGAAGAAAATCAATTAAGAATGTAAGAACAAAAAATATCGTTAATCGCCATTACGAGAAATATAAAAAGAATTGAGTAGTATTATATAATGCTAACCTGCTGTTGTATATAAGGAGCATTTATGGCACGTAAAGTCGCACTAAAACAGGTTTACAGTAGTGATGAAGTGTTGGATACTTCAAAATCAACTAATCGTTTAAGACTAAGATTAGATGACATGAAAACATTCCAACCACTAACTGAAAATCAAAACAAATTTTTTCAAGCATACAAACAAGGAGATTACTTTATAGCATTACACGGTGTTGCAGGAACAGGAAAGACTTTCTCGGCACTATACAAAGCAATTGAAGAAGTATTAGATAAGAGTAATACGTTTGAAAAAATTATTGTAGTGCGCTCTGCCGTTCAATCTAGGGAAATAGGACATCTCCCTGGAAGTGTAGATGAAAAGATGGAAATCTATCAACAACCATACCGTCAAATATGTGAAACACTTTTTGGTCGCAAAGATGCATGGGATAGATTAGAAGAACAAGGTCATATCGAATTTATTTCAACATCGTTTATTCGTGGTATGTCATTCGATGATGCAATTATCATTGTTGACGAAATGCAGAATATGACCTTTGAAGAAATCGATACAGTCATGACCCGAGTTGGTTATCGCTCAAAGATTATTTGGTGTGGTGATTACAGACAGACTGATTTGAACAAGAAGAAAAATGATGTTTCAGGTTTATTGAAATTCTTTGACATTGCATACCACATGGATGCATTTACAAGAATTGAATTTACACCAGATGATATCGTCCGTTCAAGTTTAGTCAAAGACTATATTTTAGCAAAATTAAAATTTGAGGATATCTCAGAGACATAAAAGGAGTTTTTTATTATGAGTTTAGTATCTTATGCAGAAAGTGAATTGGATCGTATCGGAATGACCGACAATGATGACATGAATGGTATGATGCGAAAGCATTTACTACACATGGTCAAAGAGTTTTCAGAGGAAGGTCATTCCGGTTTCTCTGCCAGTTATGCGTTACAATGCCTTGAAAAACTATTGAGATTCAAACCATTATCACCATTGACTGGCGAAGATGATGAATGGGGAGATGTTTCTGAAGTGAGTGGTGAACCGATGTTTCAAAATAAACGGTGTTCGTCAATTTTTAAGCATGGTAAGGATGGTGAAGCCTACGATATTGATGGCAAAGTATTTTGGGAATGGTATACTGATAATGAAACTGGTGAGAAACATAAATCTTATTATACAGGTAAGGGAAGCAGAGTACCTGTAACTTTTCCTTATATTGTACCCGACAATCCCATTTATGAATATCGTGAAAGTGGTGCTGAGTGAGAGTATTCAATCATGTACGTGTAGATGGTTTAGATTATAAACTTGAACAAATCAATGAGGAAACGGGTAGAAGATACAAAACACCGGAAGGAAATCTCTACCCGTCAATCACTACGGTTTTAAGTAATTATAATAAACAAGGATTGATGGAATGGCGTGCTAGAGTTGGTGAAGAAGAAGCGAACAGAATATCAAAGAAGGCATCGGATCGTGGAACTAAGGTACATGATACGATAGAAAAATATCTATTAAATGATTTGAGTAACATGAAACTCAATTCATTGATGCCTGACATAAAAGAGATGTTCATCAAGATTCGTCCGTACTTGAATGAACATGTTGGATTAATTTATGGAATAGAACAACCATTATATAGTAACACATTAAAAATTTCTGGCACATGCGATTGTATTGGTGAATGGGATGGTGTATTATCTATCATCGATTGGAAAACTTCTAATTATCAGAAAGAAGAAAGTTATATCGGTAACTATTTTATGCAAGCATCAGCGTATGCAGAAATGTTTGAAGAACGAACAGGTATACCAATCAATCAAGTTGTGGTTGCAATAGCGGTAGAGAATGAGAAACCTCAGATATTCATAAAGAAAAAGAATGATTATCTAGAGGAATTAAAACGGTACATTGATAAATATCACTTGACTAATCAATTAAATTGATGTATAATATAAGTCTAATGTGAAATTGGAGATTATTATGAACGAAGAAAATAAAGAACGTGATTATAGTAAGATGACCAAGGGCGATTACTATTGGGATAAGTTTATGAGTGTTATGTGGTTAATATTCATTATCTCAATTGTCACCGGTGGCTTCTATAATTAAGGAATTGTTGTAATCCCTTCAAAGCGAAGGCATGTTGGACGAGGGTTCGATTCCCTCCATCTCCACCAGAAACATATTTGCAGATCGTGCCACTCCTTGTGAAAAGGATCGTATTGCAGAACGAAGTGTGTTTCTGATGGGGATGACAAGGCTTCGACAGCGTGAGATAGTAGAGACGGCAACACGGTAGGCGATGACCGTTAATCAAGCAAAACTACAAATGCAAATGACGCATTTTATGGTGAGGATCGCTTAGCAGCGTAACTCACTTGGGGTTTAAGAGGAGTGTACCTTATTACCAAAACACTCCCACCAAATTCTATACATTATGAAAATCTATAAGTCGAATTATCGTAATCATTGGGTATCTCCTTATACAATTCTGGAGAAGATATATTTCTGGCGTGAGATTGATTATGATGAACCTATCATCGAAAAACTTTCAGACATCCTCAATCCGTTTTGCGTAGCATGGCAAAAGTTTCTTGATATTGTTCATCCAAAAATTAATTACGTCAAGATTGATAAGTATGATACTTGGTCGATGGATCATACATTGGCAGATATCATTCTTCCGATGTTGAAACAACTAAACGAAGAAAAACATGGAGCACCTTGGGTTGATGATGAGGATGTTCCTGATGAATTAAAGTCTACATCTGCACCTCCTAAAAAGAATGAATGGGATACCGATGATAATCATTTCAAGCGTTGGGATTGGGTAATGAGTGAGATGATTTATGCATTTGAAAGTAAAACCAAAGATTGGGATGAAGTATATTATAGAGGTGATGTTGTTGACTGGGACGGAATGCGAGCACACCAAAAAAGAATAACTAACGGATACCGTTTGTTCGGTAAATACTACGAAGGATTGTGGGACTAGTGAATAATATTCTTCCATTTAGAAAAAAAGAAAATGCAAATAGCGAACCAATTATTTCTTCTGATTATTTTGGTAGTGAGCACTTTCCTCTATTGGAATTATTGCAACAAATAGAAAAACTAAAAGAAAAAACTACTAAATAAAGATACTGGCATCACACACAACCCGCCAGTATTACACACACAACACAGGAGTAAATATGAGTAATCTCACACCATTCGAGATTCGCCTTGAACTACTAAAAATGGCGAAAGACATGCTATCCGATGAGTATCACGGTAAGCGTGAACAAATAAGCAACGACTGGGCAACAAAAGTCGAATCTGCTAAACTAAATGGCGGAACCATACCAGATCATCCAGGGTTCCCGTCTTATCCCTCAGAGAACGATATCATCACCAAGGCACAGACCTTGAACGGATTCGTTTCTAACATTTCAGTAGATAAACCAAAAGCAAAATCATCTACCTGATTGGGACCGGAGGTGCTTCGGCACCTCTCTAACTATAAGGAGAAATAATGCGAAATCAATTCGTATCCAACTTTTTTATATTGAGTGTAGTTGTAATTGTACTCACTATGGTATCAATTATAGGATTCAATCAACACCCAATGAAAAATGCATCTGTGGCCGGTGCAAACATTAAATTTTATAATTTAACGCAAGATGCACGGCATGAAATTGCTTGCCTTGCAGAAAACATTTACTTTGAGGCAGCGCATGAACCTGAAGAAGGTCAACTTGCTGTCGCATTTGTTACCATGAATCGTGTCAATAGTGGTAAGTTCGCTAACTCGATTTGTGGAGTAGTAAAACAGAAGATAGGTAGTACATGTCAATTCTCTTGGTGGTGTGAAAGTAAACCTTACGCTATGTCAACCTCTAATGCATTGACAAAAACTAACAATTCGTTATATAATAGAATTGTAGACCTATCAGTCAATTTTTATTTGAATCATGAACAAATGAAAGATCCATCAAGAGGAGCTTTGTACTATCATGCAGATTATGTCAACCCTGGCTGGAAACTACCAAAGAATACGCAAATTGGTAGACACATTTTTTACGGAGAGAAGAATGGTAAAAGAAGTACCCAACGTATCTAAACCTGAAGTAGATTTACATGTTAGGCAAAATTATATCCTAATATTAAGTTTAACCTTAGTTCTACTTGTGTTTATGTACTCGATAGTGTATTATAAAACTGTGGATAGAAAATTGATGGCAGAAAATATTGAGGCAGCAATTGCAAAGAGTATTGACCCGTTAGCGGTTCGTTGCTCATATGCAAATAGTGATGATAATATTTGTGTAGCCTATGCAATTTCTAACAAATCTATTGACGCACCAAAACGATAAAAGGAGAATTATATTATGGCAGTAACTCAAATGAGTGTAAACAAATTGAGCAATCCTGCGGATCGTGAGAAACTTTTGAAAGTGATCCGCACTTGTTCTGATTCCATGGCAAGAATGGATGCAGAAAAAGATTTAGTACGTGAGGAAATTGCAGAGATTTCCAAAACACTTGAAATACCAAAGAAGTTGGTAAGTAGAATGGTTAAAGTTTACCATAAACAAAACTATGATGAAGAAGTAACAACCCATGAACAATTTGAACAACTTTATGAAACGGTGGTAAAATGATGAATAAGACACTTGGCGGCGTATATCAAAAAGATGAACGTGTAACTTATAATTTTAGTTTTTATGATGACGATGATGGTAAGCATGTAGAAGTTCGCTTTCGTGCTGAACCCGACTGGGATCTAGATACAATCTTTAACGAGTTTAGAAACTTCTTGATTGCATCTGGTCACGATATTGAAGGTCAGATTGGTGAACTATATCATGAAGAACATGAGTGGGAAGATGGTCCAATGGAACGAACACAGTTTGAACCAAAAGACAGATTGATGCAAAATCCAACACAAGATAATCTTTTAGGGGAACAGAACCGGGCATATAGAGAAGCTGCAGTACAAAACTTCCAAAATGCAACACAAGATAAGTTCTCAATGGATCATTTGCCCAACAACGGATGGCCATTTGGTGGTTTGACTACAACAGCATTACCTGGTTTGACTTCTGCTGATTTGTCAGGAATAAAATCTATTGACTTGAGTTCTATCAATCAATATCCGACGATGGCACCATTGTCATCACAACAAGTTCAATCGTGGAGTTTATCGTCTCAACAAATTCAAGCATTGACTAATGCTGATATTTCAAAGTGGCGAGTTGATGCTCCTGGGACAATCGGTGGAGCAAAGGTTACATTCTAACGATGCCAACTAAAGATGAAATGATGAAGTTTGCACGTTCGATAGATGAGATAGTTTCTAAAACAGACTATAACTATATCGAAGCAATTGTGGAACATTGTAAAGTTACTGGCATGGAAATTGAGGTTGCGGCGACATTGATTAACCAAAACCTCAAGTCCAAAATAGAAAGCGATGCAATGGACTTGAATCTATTACCTAAAACTAATAAACTTCCAA